AGATGATGCGATGAATTTCTTCACTGCGATTAACAATCTTCTTACATTGATTCTATCCAATGCCGATGGTTTAGCTTGTAATGTTTTCTGTCCAAATACAGTAACACCTTGACCAGGGAACGTTGCGATAGGATTTAATCTACCTTCGTAAAGTGAATCTCTCTCAACTCTAGTCAATCTTGTCTTAGCTTCAATTACTGAAGTTAATCCACCTCTATTCAATCCAGCTGGTGCGAACCATTCAGCGGCTACTTGGTCGTTAAATGCAATAACGCCAGGAAGTACAACCGATGGCGGAACCCATACTGGTTTGTTTTTATCTGTATTAAGTATCTTAACCCAAGGATAGTAAGATGCAACATAGTTTGAATCAAATGCCTGAACAGCGTTAACTGCCGTAGATATTGAATCACTCCATGCTGAAGCATCCATAATAAAGAATGCATCTTGTCTATCTTCACACATATCTTTAGCGAATACTGATACTGCTGAGTGATATCTGTGAATGATACCTGGTAATACTAACATATTGATATCAAATTCATCAGGATTAGATACAGAGTTAATTGCTTTTCTATATGCTAATGTACCTGTCGCTGTATTTGATGAACAATCATACCCTTGTGTGTTTCCAGCACTAATATCATTTCCTAAAGAAACTTGTCTATTTGGTTTGAATCCATCAAAACCACCTTGGAAAGGTACTAAGAACTTTCTAGAGTTAATAGAAGTTAATTGGTCATTCAATGATATTGAACCTGAATTAGCAGCCGTTGATGATGGGAAGTTTGCCCCAGCATCTTGGTTGTTATCACCTAAATAGAATGCCGTACCTACTGTTGCGTTGTTACTATCTGGTGTTGGTGCTAAGAAGTTTCTATTATCTGTTGTTACAAAATCAAAATCATATCCGTAGAATTTCTTAGGATTGTATGATTCATTGATTGTTTGTGCAGATACATAAGAAGGATTTGGTAAATCTAATTTGTTTCCAAATGGATTTTGTAATGCTCCGAATCCGAATGGTACTAATGATTCATCTATACCACCATTTTTAACTGCATTTGAAACTTCAACTCTAATGTTTTCTGAGTTATTTGGATAATCACCATTAGTTGATAATTTTCCATCTGCATCTACAGTAATGTACTTATCACCAATTACTCTAGCGATAAAGTTTGGTGAATCAGGATCTAAATTAACTCCTTGGAATTGTTCAACTAAGTTAGGTCTGATATCAGAATCAACTACACCTACAAATGGTGTACCTGCAATCTTATCTTGGTCAACTCTTCTTACTACTACAGTAAATGAACCATACTCAGAACCTGGTACTGTACCAGCTGATTTGATATCTTGAATACCGATTTTGAATTCGTAGTTAGTTGCTGTACCATGTGATAAAGTATGGAACTTAATTAAGTTCGTTGTGTTACCACCTACTTTTTGTGATGTAATCCAAGGTGTATTTGCCTCAGAATATGCTTTTGTGTAATCAACATCTTTAGCTACATCTAATGTTACTACTGGAATTTCTCCAGCTTTAGCAAATGATGCTGATTGGAATGTTTTAAAGTTTGATAACACATATCCTTTTTGAGCACCTCTTGCTGAAAATCCGAATGATTTTGTGTAATAATTATCATCTGATGGATTTAGTGATGCACTAAAGTTAGTGTTTGCAAAACTTGAACCAGATACTCCTAATCTGAATATTGATGCAGTTACAGCAGTTGAACCATTGTGGTCACCTATTGTACTCTTCTTAAACACATCTACATCTGATATTACTTCTGTTGTTGGGTGTAATACTGCTACTACCTTTTGACCATGCGATGATGATACTGATAATGCTATTGGGTTTTCAAGAGTGTATCCATCTTGTCCTAATACCCTAACGATTGTTGCAGTACCCGCATCTTCCAAATAAGCTTGTGCAGTATATGGTAGATATGAATCTAAAGTCAATCCACCGAATACTTGTTGAAACTCTTGAAAAGATGATACTGTTGTTGGAACGAATGCTGGTCCTTTAACTGTTGACCCGATTAATGCTGCTCCAATTTCGCCAATCCCTTGAGGTAGAAACGACAAGTCCTTTTCTCTTGTAAATACTCCAGGACTTACTATTCTTTCTGCCATTTGATTCTCCTATTAATTTCTTTTTGGTTTATTATACTAATAAATACTCAGAAATTTGTGAAACGATATATTTATGAGGCCGGTGTGAAAATACCTGTTTCTAAATCGAATTCACCATCTCCGTATTTTTCTTTTAATTCACCAGCTAATTTAATTTCATCAGCTCTAAGTTGTTTATAATTTGATTCTACTTCAGATTTCATTTCAGAAAGTTTATCTTGCTGAGATTTTAGAATAATACCCTCTATCTCAATCTCGCCTAATCTAGCTGTAATCTGTGAGAAATCTTCTCTAAACTTCTTAATGCTTGAAACTTCTTCTTCGGTAAATTTAATTACTTCTTGTTCTTTTACGTTTTTTACTTCTGCCATAACTTTATTTTTTTATAAGTTTACGATTAATATGTCTATAAATATGAAAAATTATTTTCAAAACTTAGGATTCCAAATAATTTTTGATACTCCAAACACTTTTTGTGTATTTATTGTTTTCTTACCTCTATCTTCAGGTACTATATATGCTTTAACTGTAAGTGTTACGTTACTTCTAACTATACGTTCTTCACCTACCCCATTTGTAGTTTCAAATGAATAAGATTCACCTTTGATTTGGAATTTATATCTATCACCAAATGCACCACCTTGAAAATAAACTACTTGCTCTACTAATTTATTTAAATCTTCCATATAATCACACCACATAATTAAATCATATTGTATGTTTACATAGTCAGGTACATCAACAATATATCTTTCTTTCTTTGGTGGTAACATATTTGTTAACTGAGAAAATGCATCGTATCTGTTATTTTTACTATATTTTTTAGTAAATGCCTTTGTATTATCCTCATCGGTAAGTACTTTTAGTTTTGAATATTCTGTATTGATATCTAATGAATTTCTTTTGAATGAAATTAATGGTGTTTGTACCTTACCATTACCATCTCTCATAAATCCATCTCTTTGAGCAGATGACCAATTTTCAGGACTAGCATACATTACAGGAACGGGTAAATATTTACCATTTTCTTCTATAGTAGGTCTTACATCCTTTTCTAAAAAATCTTTGAATGCTAAATCAATATCGTAAATACCTACATTTACGTTTTTAACATCATCATTTCTACGAGAAATCTGTCTGGCCTTATTCAATTCAGGAGTATCAGAGAAAGAGCTATCCACTCTTTTCAAATCAACCTTTTCATCTCTATTTGTTCTGTATTTATATGCCATTTTAAATTCCTACTGGTAAATCATTTGTATTATCATTAACACCTGCTCTAAAATCATCTTTTAATTGTAATTGACTTCTTTTAGCCACATGCGTTTCACATATAACAGATAAATTATATCCTTGTGAATCACCACCATCCCAAGTATCAGGATTCTTACCTGCAAAGAATTGGTTTGTAAATGTTACATCCACAATATGTTGTTCATCATTCCACTCTATTACATCACCTACTTCAGGATATACGTTTTTATCTTTTAGTGTATCTCTCAAAAAGTAGAAGTTTACATTTCTAGTATAAGATGAACCAAAATCATCAAATATTTGTTCGGCGTTTGTTCTATCAACTAATGTTGGTATTTTTACAGGATTATAATAGGTTTTATTTTTACCTTCACCATATAGGTTTGCCTTAGTTTCATCTATAATTAATTTATAGAAGTAAACTTCAGTATCAATAATATCAGTTATTAACTCTTTATTGATTTTACTAAAAAGTGCTGCATCTCTCTGTCCACCGAATAATGCCATTTGTTACCCTATATAAATTGCACGAGGTACTCTGTTAAGAGTTTGTTCCATCGCTTCTGATTCTTCTTGTTGTGCTTGTAATAATGCTTTTCTAGAAGTAGCTTCTAAGTTTTCTCTTAATTCTGAAATTAGGATTTCTTTTTCTGAAGATGCTTCACTTCTTAAATCAGCACCATCTAATGTTATTTCTGAGTTAGGGATTGGTACTGAACTAAACTTAGCTCTTACTGCACCTAACATTTCTTTAGCTAATGCTAATGTATATTTTTCAATCCACCTCTTACCAACATGATTAATACTTTTGTAAGGTATTCTATCATATTTAGCGTTTGAGTAATCAGATATAACTGAATTAGAAACTACTGAATTATTTCTATCCGACTCTAATACATAATGAAAATGTATTTTATACTCATTATTTGGTATTGGGAATATTCTAATTCTATTGTTTTGAATATCGAACCCATATTGAGATTTACGAACCATATCGTTAAATTCGATTGCCTGTAATCTTAACAAATCATCATAAAGTGGTTGCATCATAAATGAAACACCTGGTGAGTAATTACCCCATCCAAATGTATCCATCATTTGTTGTGAACCTAAACCAGTACCTACGAATGGGTCAAAGTATCTAACCATCGCAGGTGGTGCGTTATGTAACATTCTTTTGATTTCAAACTTATCTGTTCCAGCAGTACCTTCTTCTAATGATGTGACTGTTGGGTTTGTTAAATCATACATCTGTTGTCCTGGCTTAGCAGTAAATGAACCTGTATAATAAGTTACATTACCACCACTACCCACTTCACTACCATAATCTTTAGCTAAAGATACTAACCCACCTAAATTGGCATTCATTTGAGTTTGAGATAAATTTGAAGATGTGGAGTTTCCTTTAATATTTAATAAATTTTCTCTAATATTAAATTGATTGACTTGAGATGAGTACTCTGTAGTTGCTTCTTCAAAACAAGCATAGAAGTTTATATCCTGTAGTTCTATATCTACTATAGGATAACCTAATCGTTTTGCACACCATCCAGCCGTTTTATCAACTGATGATTGAAACTCTGTATCGGTATCATAATGCCCAAAAGGTGTTTTACCAGCTGAGAAAGATGATGAGCCCGGCCATATTGGAATGTTTACTGCCATTTATAATCTCCTA